AAATAATTATTAAAACAATCTCATCTTTTAAATCGTTTGCCTGATGAGTTTTAACAGTATTGACCATTTCAATTTCGCCATCAATAACCCTTTGCATTTGCTTTCTCTCAGCAATACTTTGTAAGACTTTTGTTTCTTTTCTATTCTTGTAAACTTCAGAACCAGTTCTGATTGCTAATTTAGCTAATGAAAACCACATTAATAATTATCACTCCTGTTTGATGATTTAGTTCTAACTCTAAGATTGCTTCTAGAGTTGTTTCTTGGGTTCTTATCTTTATGGTCTATATCCTTGCCTTTTACAGCTTTAGCACCAAGTTTCTTTTTCATTAATCTTCTAGCTAAATTTCTAGAAGACCTGTTTTTTCTCTGTTCTGGCTTAGAATGATAATTAGCGTATTCACGCCCATAATCTCTAGCCATTAGATAACAGTGCTTCTACCTATCTTTTCTTCTACTTGTTTTCTATAAGCAGGGTCAGTTTCATATCTTGGGTCATTCATTGCTTCTGTAACTTGTGCAACACTTGCAAAAGCATCTTTAGAAACAACATCACTAGTACCTTCAAATAAAGAAGGTTGTTTTGGATTTGCTCCTGCTTTTGACATTAAACCTTGAACTGCAAATTTAGCAGTTTCTATATCTCCACCTTCAACCATATCGTTAAATACTTTAACTTCTGCATCAGATAAATTGTCAGTAGCCCAATTAACAAGTTCAGTATATTCTTCTTTACCACCTGCTATGTCTTGAATTTGTTTAGTATTAGTATCTGAAATTAAATTTTGTCCTTCAATATAACTATCAACTAAAGTTTTATCTAATCCAAGTTTAGCTAATTCATTATAACTAGTTTCTGCTAATTCTCCTTTTTCAGCATACTCCTCATAATATTTATCTAAACCTTGTTGTGGTGCTTCTTGTGCTTTTTGTTCTGTAGGTTCAACTTCTTCTTTAGGTCTAGTTGAAAATTCTTTTTCCAAAGCTCCATACGCTTTAGCCAATTCTTCTGCATTTGAAAATTTTTCTGGCAACCACTCAGGTCTGTCTTCTGAACTTTGCATTTCTGTTTTTGGTTCTCTAACTTCAATGCCCTCTCCATTTGAATTGATGTTAAGGTCTTTATTAATATCAATACCATCTTGTTTTAATTTTTCTGCTGACTGTTCTAATGTTTCTTGTTGTAAGTCGTCAGGTTGTACTTCTAATTTACTCATATTTTTTACTCCAATGGTTCAGCTTCCAACTCTTGCCCACTTTCGTTAAAAGCCTTTCCTGCTTCGATAGCTACTCTTGGGTCAGCTAATGTTTGTTGCATTACCTGTTGTTGTTGTGCTTGTTGTTGTTCTTGTTGGATTTCTTCTTGTGTTTTTAATAAACCTTGTGTGTCCACACCATTTGCTATTGCAAATTTCTTAATGGCATCATCAAGATTTATATGTTGTGCAAGTACATTAGCTCCTAGCGTTCCTGCTAAATCTTGCATGAACTGTAAAAGTCTAAGTCTATCACTTGCTCTGCCAAGTGCCTCTAAACCAACAATGATTTTAGGGCGTACTATTTTCTTAGGCAAATCTGGTAGTAATTTTTGTTCTCTTAAAATATTAATTTTTGCATTGATGTATGGAAGCTGAAACTCTGTAGTTAATATTCCATATACTCCACCAAGTGCATCTTGTAATTCTTGTGCTACTAACTGTACTTCTGTAGCTGTAACTCTTTCTGCTTGTCTTTGTACTGATGAATTAAGTAAGAAAGCGTATTGTAATCTTTGCTCTATTCTATTCATCATTTCAAATGACACTCTAAAATCAGCAAACTTATTAGCTTGTAGTACTGATACATCTCCTGAAGAACCTTCAATAATTGCACCATTAGGTGCTTTAGCTATAGATGATGCTCTAGTAGTTCCATTAGGAGCTACCATAAATAACATTTTAGCTGATGCTGAAGAACCTTCTAATATTGCTCTAGTTAATCCTTCTAAACTTCTTAAATCTCCAAGATAACTTTCGCAGTGTGAACGACCATAGTCCATTCCATCAACTCTATTAAATCTTAAAGCAATAAAAGGTAATGCGTCTAACTTATATTTAGTACTTAAAATTATTTGCTTTCCACATTCTTGATGTAATGTGTAACCTTTAGCTTCTCTTTTAATACAAGTGTATAAATCTAATTCTTTATTTTCGTATTCTTCTTTTGATTTATTTTCTATAATAGAGTTTCTAACTTGCTCAGGTAAAGTATCTAAATTAACTACTTCTTTAATAATTATTTTTAATATGTTTCCTTGATTGTCTCTTTTAACTACATAGTTATTTAATCTGTAAACTCTTAAACCTTGTTCTGTAATTTTTAATAATACATTTCCAGAAACTATCAAATTTTTCAGTGCTTCATATACAGCAACCCTGTCATTAGATACTTCCATATTATCCATGATTGCTTTTTCAATTCCTTGTAAACCTTGTTCAATAGAACTTTTAGTTCTTGGGTCTCCTTGAATTTGTTTAAATACTAAATCATCTACACTTAATCTAAAGAATGGAGCATGTGGTGGAAATAAAGCTAACATCAATTTAGATGCCAAGTTCATTACACCTCTTGCACCAATACTTTGATATGGTGTTCTGTACTCTGTAGCTTCGTTGTTACCTTTGTCTGGGAATAAAGTTGGAATAGTTAATTTAGCACAATCTCTTGCTCTTTCTAAATATGTTTCTCTGTTTAATTCTAGTTTATTGTATTGTGATTGTACTGAATTTTTATCTTCAGTAACTTTGTCTCCATAAACATATCTTTGCATTAAACTATTTACGCACTAGGTAAATTCAAGCCTGACTTAGTAAGACCTGAACTAGCTAAAGGTATTCTTAATGAACCTCTACCAGTTCTTCTTCTAGAAGCTGATGAAGCAACATTAACATTTCTTCCACTCGCATCTGCCATTGCAGGAGCATTTTGCTTTGTCGTAGCACCTGAAACACTTGGTGGTGTTGCAGGAATTGGCTCAGGCATAGGTGGTGGACTAGGCATTTTTGGTAATATACACATATTTGCTATTCCTCTTGTATTTGCTTTTGATTAATTAAATGATTAACAACTGACCTTTGCCCACCTTTAAAGTAGACTTCTTTTTCAGTATCTTTTAGGTCAGCAGATTTCTCTGGGAAAATGCTATCCAAATAATCAATTAACTCTTGATTAATAATTGGCTTAGGTATTTCTTTTTTCATTCTTAGATACTCCTAAAGTGGCACTTTTTATGTTTTCCCTCTTATTTCGTATCTCGCCAGATATTGCTAAGTAACCACAGGCATCAATATAATCGTCTAGATTAAAGTTTCCTGCCTGTGTTCTGGCTATCTTTAGCAGGGACATTAGGTTTGCCACATCTTCAGGTAATAAAATGATGTTTAATTTAGTTTTATTTTGAAGATATGAACTCCATAATCTAGCAATATTCTCATGGTTCTCTATCTTGTCCCCATGTTTTTCAGCTCTGTCTTTACTAACTAGCTTTTTGGTTTTCTCTAAAATGTCTGTAGTGTTCATATTCATAATCCCATAATTTTACTTTGTTTGTTTTATAGTTGTACTCGCCTTCTCTTAAAATTCTGGCAAGTCTTGCTTGATGGTAAACATCTTCAATAGAATATTTATTTCTGTAATATTCTCTAAGTACTGCTTCCCAACATTCTGCTATGTTTATATTTTCATTAAGAACTCTAGATGCTTTTACAGCTCCAACACCAACACAACCTTTGTAGCCATCAGTTTGGTCTCCAGTTAGTACCTGAGTACAGAAATTATAATCTGCTTTTTGTTCATCTACATATTCTATTTGGTCATCAATGATACAACACTGCCATGCAGGTATTGTTCTCATATCTTTATCGCCAGAAATAATTACACAATTATCTTTGTGTTCTCCTGTAGCTAATAAACCTATAGCATCATCAGCTTCTAGATTTGGATAACAAATAGTATGATGTGTTTCTTCAATCCATTTTCTCATTGGTGCATAAGAAACAGGTTTTCTTATTTTCTTTCTGTGAGACTTGTAACCACTGTCAATTTTTTTTCTAAAATTTTCTTGGTCAGAAAAACAAATAATTGCAGAATTAGATTTTGTTAAATCCCAATAGTAAGCAATCGCTTGTGTAAATAATTGTTTTCCTTTTTTAAGGTCTGAACTTAAAGTCCAAACATCATCTCCCCAGTCAATAGCTTCTTCCAAAGAGGAAGTAATCTTGTAGACTAGTAGGTCTCCATCAACCAACATCTTTTTATTTGTGTTAGCATAGAAGTCATTCATATTTTTCATTTTCTTCTTTTCATGTTGTCGTGCTTTGTTTGCACTATGCAATTCAAAGTGTTCTTCATTTAACTCTGTCATAGCTTTATCTCCTTTAGTTTAAGTATGTTTGATTTTGGTATTACTGTTGAGTTACCACCCTCATTGACTGAACCATCTTCATTGAAGTTGATGTCGCCAACAAAAACAAACTTGTCTTTAGACGAATGGATTAACCAACCCATTGTTATGCAGACTGCTGTTTT